GCATCGTTCAAAATCCATTTGGCATTGTAATAATCTATGCCCGTTCCATTATCGGCAAATGTTGTGACTGTTCCTGAAACCGATGTGGCACATTCGCTCCTAGACTTAAAGACAAATGACCCAGTGGCATCCACATAAACTGCCCCATATTCACTAGCGCCGACGACCAGCATCGCATTGAGAGCTGTACGAGCAACACCAGGATCAGCTTGCATCAAAGTTTCTGTAGATGCCAATGAGACATCACGCATGGATGTGGGCCACGCAATTTGGTCAAGGATTTGATTGATACGGGTTCCCGACTTATCCCCTGCAATGGCCCCTGTAACCGTTGTGATGTTGGCAAGGTTGGCAAGTCTAAAGGCATCAACGGCGGTGATTGTAGTGAAAGCCAAATCAGCCCCATCCACATTGTTTGGAATGGATGTGGAATAGCCAGTAATGTAACCAGCAAAGATGGGATAGGTGGTCGCACCAAAGGTGGCAGTGATGGACACCTTACGCATCGGTGATAACAAATTGTAATACGGCCCTGCGCTGTTCATCGGGTTGAAATCGCCGTTTTGGTCTGCAATGACTAGGGTGAGAGTTCCTGCCTGGAATTGGTCGGCGATGAGATTGCGACCTCGTTGAGTTTGAATAGAAACTACAACATCGGAAACATCAACAATGACGGAAGCTGCATCAGCCAACACATTTGTTCCCAGTTGGCCGGTGCCCAAAATAAGAGCCTGAGCAAAACCTGGCCCCGTTGAAAAGTTAATGACCGCATTGACGGTTACTGGAAATGTCATAGGAATTGGTTCAACAATCCTGATGTGGCGGCAGTAGATTTTCCATCGCGCGCCAAGATTTGCAGTTGTTGTTGAATGGCTGATTGGAACCCTGCGCCATCTGTGAGCACGACTGGCAAAACGGTTGGTGCAATGATTGTTGTGCCACCTGAACCAAATTGTTGCGCGGCAAGGTCTGAGCTTGTTTGAGAATAATCGATCCAATCCGATGATGTGCCACCCGTACCATTGCCACCGCCCATTGTTGGTGGGCTGAATCCACCGCCAGCAAAGAAACCACCACCACCATCTAAGGGTGTGATTGCCCTGGTGTTCATGCCCATTGTGCGCAGGTAAAGTTCCAACGCATCTTGCTTTTGTTTGTCTGCTATCGTTTGAGCTGTTGCAATGGCCATGATGTTTCGGATTTGCAAAATTCTCAGATTGTCGGATTGGTCAGCCGTTGCCCCACCTTGGGCCTTGATTGCTGCATCATATTTGTTTAAGGCTTCCATGATGGCTTTGTTTTTGTCATCCTGGCTCATCTTGGACTTATTGATGGCATCTACTTCAGCAATGAGCGTGTCAGATAATGCTTTGAGTTGTGCATCGGTAATGGTTTTGAGCCCCGCTAGTTTGCGCAAATCTGCATTTTCCGTAAAGTCAGCAAGTTCTCTCAAACGCTTCATAATCAAATCATTGTCAGTTCCTTGTAATGCTTGGAGTAATAACAGTCGTTTTTGAGTGCCCTCATCAATGTTCATCTTTAAGGCTGCAATGAGTTGAATCTTGTCTAGGTCAAATGCAGCTGCGCCTTTGGAGAGTGCTAATTTGAGAGCTGCTGCCTTTTTGTCGGCAAGTAGTTTGGCGGCGGCGGATTTCTTATCTGTGGCAAGTTTCTTGGTTGCTGCCTTATCTGCGGCCCTGGACTCCTTGGCCATAATTGCCATTGCACTCGATGGTGTTCCCGTTGCTGGTGCAAAGTCAAGTTGATGTTGAGCTTGCAGTTCTGCAAGCGTATTTTTGTAATCCTTTAACGCTTGTGTCGGCCCTTTCCAAATAAATCCAAGCACTGCGCCAAGGTAGCGAGTTGAACGACCCACATCAATAATTGTGTCACTAATGACTTGCGCATAGCGACCAATTTCAGTGGTGGCATTACTAAAACTGCCGCTTGCCTCCGTTAATGCTTGAACCAATCCTTTGCCAATGACTTCCATTGCATTGTGTCCAGCAATGGTCAATGCGTTTAATTTGCCAGCGAAAGTTCCTGCGGCAACGGCGGATTGACCAGCAAAAAGTTTTGCCAATTCCTCATTGATTTTGTTCATGTCACCACTGAGTAACACGGTTTTTGAAATGCCAGTACCAAGTCGAGTCAAAGCAGTCGCATTTCCTGCATAGGCTTTTGACAATGCAGCCGATACGGTAACAACATCTTTCCCAGTGCCAGCCGCAATGTTTAAGGCCAGATTAAGTTCTTGCTGAGATGTTTTGTAATCGCGTGTAGAATTGAGCAAGTTTGTAAATGCTGGCCTGAGTTGATCATCAGATACGGCGGCAGTTTTTTCTAATTTGGCAATGAATGACTCAGCACCTTTGCCAGCTAAAGCATTGCCAGTGTTTTTGAGGGTTTGACCTAAAAGTTTTGCTGCCTTGTCATCTTCAGTAAATGCTTTGAGTGAGGCTTTGCCAAAAGCTACAATCTGTTTTGTTCCGTAAAGAATCCCAAAAGTTCCAGCCAAACTCTTTAAGTTTTTGTTGAGTTTGCCAACCGCACTCTCGGCTTTTTTGAATCCCTTGGCATCAAATTTGGAGCCAATGTAGATTGTTGGATTGGCCATTATGCTGCCCTGCTAAAGTTTTGTGTTTTGTTCCTGGCATAGAATTGTGTTGTGGCCTGGTCGATGGCGGTCATTGCTGCACCTTCTGCCACGCCACGATTGGCCGCCCATGCCCTAAATATCAAGCGACCTTGGCCTTTGAGACTTGACACGATGGGAGGCAAGTTTGCAATGAATTGTCTGCCAGCACCAGGATTGACTGAGCGCGAAACACCCTTGCTTGCTCCACCTGCCTTTGGCCCGACCCAGGGTTGCGGCCCAATGCGACCAGCGACCTCATAGATTGCACCAGCCGCCGTTTTGTTTTGAATCTTGGCCATGCCCGTAAACCCATTGATGTTGCGCTTGCTTGGTGTTGTACTAGCCACAATTCCTGATTTGATGAGTGATGCATTGTAGGCAGGAAAGCGCGCCTCACTAAACGAGCGCGAACGCCATCCTGACATTGGTGCATCGGCAGTGACAAATCCGCGAGCTGCACTGACCACTGGCTTTAACGCCGCGCGCAGTTCCCTATCCAGATTTTTCTGCAAATCAGGTGTAAACGCTTTCAATGCTTTGCGAAGGTCAGCGTTTCCGCGCAGTTCTACTTGCGGCACTTTTGGCCTCCTTTGCTCTGTCTTTGTACACATCCAATACTGCCTTGAACATTCGTTGATCTAGTGCCAGCAATTCGTTAGGCGAAACTCCCATCTCCACCGCTAGTGAGGCCACTAGGTATGTGAAGGAATCTCGCTCTATTCGTTTGGGCTATCGTCATCCAATACTTCAACGGATACCAATGTGCCGACAAACTTCTCGCCAAACATCTCCACCTGCGCCCCACTCACTGAGAGACACTTCCAGGCAAGCCAATAGATATCTGACTGCCTTTCCTCATCTCTAAAGCGGCGGTGAATTCCTGCATTAAATTGTGCCTCAAAAGCAAACTCAATCGCTGGAGAAATCTTGTGAGTTGTTACTTCTCCTGAGGCCCTGGTGATTTTCAGTTGTGCCATTGTGTGCTCCTATTAGAACGCGACTGATGTTGAAACTGTAACTGCGGTATTGACTGTAAATGAAACGCTGGAAGATGCTTCATCAGCCACTCCACCACTACCCACTGGTGTCAAGTTATTGACAAGAATGGAGAATTGATAAGTTGGGTTTGTTGCTGAAACGGCTGTTCCCTTTACGGTAATCATCGAAATTGCCAATGTGGTTCCAAAGGCAGCGTTCAATGTTGTCATAACTTGTGATGCAGCCCAGTCATTGAGGAAATCAATGGACAAGGTTGCAGCTTGCAATCCTGCGGCAAACTTGTGGGCAGTATCGCCCATTGCTGTGACTTCTAGTTCATCAACCACCTGAGTCAATGTCACTGCTGTCACATAGCTTGAAATGTCAATGCTTGGTACTGTTGGCGCGGCTGCCGTGGCAAGTTTTACGCCAACATTGTTATTAAGATAAATTGCCATCGTTATTCCTCATCCTTGCTTGTTGTAGGTGTTGGTGCTTTTCCATCTTTGATTTGGCCAGTTTTAATGAGCCAAGCCAAGTTCTCTGCATTTGTGTCTGCCATTGTTAGCTCCATGTCGTTAGAAGTGAGATGTTTATATCTGAGGTCAAAAGGTCTCCCGATGCTGCACTCAGAATTGATGGCCCTGAGACAGTGCCGATGTTGAACACCAAGGTTGAATTGCAGAGCTTGTTCCAGACTGCAACGATGGTGGACTCAATGCTTTGCAATGATCCTTGATTGTCTAGGGCTGGAATGGTCATCATAATTTTGAAATTGGCCAATGGCCCGATTGAGTTCTGCGAATTATTGGATGGTGTTAAATAGGGGTCTTGCGGAACCAACACGACTGAGTTTGCCAGCATTGTTGGTGGTGGAAAATCAAAGGTGCTCCACACACCGGGGTTTGCAAGAACCGCCGCGATGGTAGATCGTAATGTGGTGAGTGCTGGCGTTGGCATTAGCCGACCATTGCCGATGGTGAACGGTACGGAGCAAGAAGGCCCGAAATCTTTCCCATCAAGCTGTACCCCATGCGATAAGGATTTGGGCTGAATCCATCAACGGAAACGCCACCAGTTTGTGAAACCTGTCGTGCTTGCCAAATATCAACGGCGAGCATCATCGCAGCTTCACGGATGGCTGGCGTGGTTGCGTAAGAATCGGTCTTGTCATCAGGGCCAGTCATTCGCCCGTATGGTTGAACCAAATGCTGTGGGTCATTAGCTGCCGTAATTGCAAACTGCAAAAATGAATATCCCTTTGGATAGTTGTATGGCCAAGTCATCCATTGACCGCCATTGGCAACGGTGTAAGGCCCCATGCCCGTGATGGTGCGTGTGCCGTTATAGGTAGCCCCTGAGGCCGCTATGGTCACGCTCTGACCCGTCACAAAGAGTCCTGGATTGGCAATGACAATTGTTGCGACATTGTTTTGCAAACCTGTTGCCACTACGGGTGCGCGGTTGTACCACAGTTGGCTTTGGATTAAATCCTCAGCACTCATGCAGACTTCCTCAACAATTGGGTCTGTATATAAACTTCC